TCGATAAAGAGATCAATATTGCATCCTGTTTGAGTAAAATAATTGAAATTAAAAAACCACAAGTAATATAAATAAAATAAAAATTATGAACAACCCAAACCAACAACAAGCACCAAACATTGACTTTGCTGCTACTACATCAATAGAAGGATTCGATGGAGGTAAATTATTTGGTCAAGCCTTTGTACTTAGAAAAGTCTCAAAGTTTGTGACTGGTGGAACCGAAGATGCTATCTTACCTATTCCAGTATTCTATGATATGGAAACAAAGAAGATTATAACTGAATCATTACCTAAGGAACTTAGAGAGGAATACAAAGACATAGCAATTGAAAAATAGAACAAAAAATATCTTTTGTTGGTTAAATGAAATAACCCTCCATAAAACACCGTCTACGGAGTTTACGGATAAAGACTGGGATAATTTTAATTCGTATATGGTTCACAAATTTATAAGTACTAACTTATATTACGCTGAACTCGCTAATTATGCGCAATCATTGATGCCCCAAAACAAAAAGGAAATATATAATTTCTATAAAGAGATGATTCCAAAGGGTAAAAGTTATTTCAAATACATTAAGTCAAAGAATAAGTCTAGTAATAAAGAGCTAGTAGAAATACTAGCTGATTACTTTGAAGTTGGAACCTCCGAAATTCCTAATTACATTGATATCCTAGGAAAAGGGAAGATAAAAGATATATTGAGGGAGACAGGTATAGAAGAAAAAGAAAGTAAAAAGTTGTTAAAATGAGTAGAGTAAAACACCCAAAACATTATAATGAAGGAATTGAAATGTGGGACTATGCTTTTTCTCACAATTTAGATTTTTTTGAAGGTAACATTGTAAAATATGTTACAAGATGGAAACATAAAAATGGTGTAGAAGATCTTTTAAAAGCAAAACAATACTTAGACAAGTTAATAGAAATTCAAAAGTAAGTTATGGCTAAGAAATTACCTCCAATATTGAAAGAGATGCAAAAGTATACTCCTCATAAAATTAATTACGCATTTCAAAAGAATATTTCTTATTCACAATATTCAATGTGGAAGAAATGCCCTAAACAGTGGGCTTTACAATACAGAGACGGACACAAGCTTTACAAGCCTAGTGTCCATACTGTATTTGGAAAAGCATTCCACGAGACATTTCAGTATTATTTAGAGGTAATGTATGATAAAAGCGGAGCAGCAGCTGATAGAGAAGATGTTTTTGCAATGCTCAAGGATAAAATTCGAGAGCATTATTTAGATGAATTTCAAAATAATAACTCTGAACACTTTTCTAAACCTGGTGAGTTACAAGAATTCTATGAAGATGGTGTTGAGATTCTAAAGTATTTAAAGAAACATAGAGGCAAGTATTTTTCAAAGAAAGGATGGTTTCTAGCAGGAATTGAAACTAAAATAACTATAGCCCCTAATCCAAAGTACCCTGACATATTTTACTTAGGTTATTTAGATATTGTTATGTATCATGAACCTACAGATACATGGAAAATTATTGATATAAAGACCAGTACTAAATCCTGGGGGGACTACCAGAAAAAAGACGAACAGAAACAATTCCAACTTATCCTTTATAAAAAATACTTTGCAGAACAATTTAACGTTCCCGAAAAAAACATCAATGTAGAATTTTTGGTTGTTAAGAGAAAAATCCCTAAAGAAAGTGAATATTCTGCAGCTTTATCAAGAATTCAAACTATAACCCCCCCATCCGGAAAAATAAAAATATCTAGAGCTACAAAAGCAGTAAATGAATTCATTGAAGAATGTTTTGAGGGAAATAAATATACTGAAAGATTAATGTCACCCAATCCTAGCAAATGGAATTGTACCTTTTGTGCTTATAAAGAAGATGCAAAATTATGCGGGTTAGGTTGCAACCTTTAAGAATACTTATATATTTATTCCTATATTTATATAAAACAATTATTAACCAAATAAACCAAGATGGCAGAAAAAACAGAAAAAACTCTTACAAGTGTAAAGATTAAGAGTGATTTATTTGAAAACTTTAAAATAGAATGTGTAAAAAGAAAGTTTTCATTTCAAAAATTATCCGATAGAGCAATTTACCTTTATCTAACAAATGAAGATTTTAGAAAACAAATTAATAGTCAAACCGATCTAGAACTGTAAATAAAAATTAAATATGAATAAAAGTTTTAAACATCTTCCTCAAAATGAGAGAAAGAAAATCTTACTAATCTGTGATGATATTCGTGTACATTCGGGTGTTGCCACAGTAGCTAAAGAAATGGTTATCAATACTTGTCAACACTTTAATTGGGTTCAAGTAGCAGGAGCAATCAAACACCCAGAAGCTGGAAAAAGATTTGATCTAAGTGCAGATACTAATAAAGAAGCAGAATTAGAAGATTCAAGTGTTATTTTATATCCTACTGATGGGTATGGTAATCCAGATTTAATCAGACAATTGATTAAAATTGAAAAACCAGATGCCATTTTCATTATAACTGACCCAAGGTATTTTACTTGGCTGTTTAATATGGAAAGTGAAATTAGAAAAGTTATGCCTATAATTTATCTAAATATCTGGGATGATTATCCAGCTCCCTTATATAACAAAGCATATTATGAATCATGTGATGCTTTATTAGCAATATCAAAGCAAACCAAAAACATAAATGAAATTGTTTTAGGGGATAAAGCTGAAGATAAAATTATAAAATATGTTCCTCATGGGTTAAATACAAAGTATTACTTCCCATTAGAGAAATCCTCTAAGGAAGTACAAGATATCAAAAAACAGGTATTTGGAGATGATGAAGTAGATTTTGTAATGTTCTTTAATTCTAGAAACATTAGAAGAAAACAAATCCCAGATACAATGTTAGCATTTAAATTGTTTTTAGATTCATTACCTAAAGAAAAAGCAGACAAATGTAGATTTTTACTTCACACTGAAGTAGTACATGAAGCAGGAACTGATTTAGGAGTAATTAATGAATTATTATTTAGTAAAGATTATCCAAATGCTATTTCATTTTCAACTAATAAATTACCTACCGCAACATTAAACTTGTTATATAACTTAGCAGATGTTCAAATCCTATTAACTTCAAATGAAGGGTGGGGATTAACATTAACTGAAGCAATGCTAACAGGAACCCCAATTATAGCTAATGTAACAGGTGGAATGCAAGATCAAATGAGATTTGAAGATGAAAACGGAGAATGGTTTACACCTACACCAGATTTACCATCTAACCACACTGGAAAATATAAGAAACATGGTGAATGGGCATTTCCAGTCTATCCAACAAGTAGATCATTACAAGGTTCTCCCCAAACTCCTTATATTTGGGATGATAGATGTACTGCTGAAGATGCTTGGATTAGAATTAAAGAAGTTTATAATCTAAGCCATGAAAAAAGAACAGAAGTTGGAATGAAAGGTAGAGAATGGGCTTTAAGTGATGAAGCTGGATTTACCTCTACTAAAATGAGTAATAAGATTATAGATGCTATTGATGAATTATTTGATACTTGGGAACCAAGAGAAAAATTTGAATTAATTAACACTAGTGATGATATTAAAAAAGTACAAACACACGCCTTAATATATTAAAAAGTTATAGATATGAGTAAACAAACAGTAGTAATAAGTGGCCCAATCTCAACATATTCAGGTTACGGTTCAAGGACAAGAGATGTGGCTAAAGCATTTATAGAACTAGATAAATATGATGTTAAAATCATCCCACAAAGATGGGGGAGTACACCTTGGGGATTTATAGAAGATCATCCTGAATGGTCATTTCTAAATAATCACCTATTTCAGCCTCAACCAAATCAACAATATCCTGCACCTGATATTTGGGTGCAGATAACAATTCCCAATGAATTTGTTAAACAAGGCAGATACAACATAGGAATAACAGCAGGGATTGAATCAACTTTAGCTCCTGCTGATTGGGTTGAAGGATGTAATAGAATGGATTTAGTATTAGGTTCTTCAAATCATAGCATTGATGTCCTAAAAAACTCCAGATACCAAAAACATGATAAAAACACAAATCAAGCTATAGGTAGTATAGAATTAAATACTAAAACTGACATCTTATTTGAAGGATTAAATTTAGATACTTACAAACCCGTTAAATCAACATTAGATTTATCCAATATTAGGGAATCATTCTGTTATTTGTTTGTAGGACATTGGATCCAAGGAGATTTAGGACATGATAGAAAAAATGTGGGACTATTAGTAAAATCATTTTTAGAAACTTTTAAAAACAAGTCACAACAACCTGCCCTAATACTAAAAACAAGTAGTGGTACTGTATCTTATATGGATAGAGAAGTAATCCTAAAGAAAATTGATAGCATTAAAAAAACAGTAAAGGGTAAATTACCTAACATTTATTTACTTCATGGTGATTTTACAGATGCTGAAATAAATGAATTATACAATCACAATAAAGTTAAAACTATGATTAGTTTAACTAAAGGTGAAGGTTTTGGAAGACCACTATTAGAATTCACTCAAACCAAAAAACCAATAATAGCAACAGGGTGGTCAGGTCATATAGATTTCCTCAAACCCGATATGAGTATTTTACTACCAGGTACTTTAGGTAATGTTCATCCGAGTGCTCAAAACAAATGGTTAATTAAAGATTCTCAATGGTTTGATGTAGATACTATGTCATTAGGGAGAACATTAAAGGATACTCATAAAAAATACAAAGACTATATCCCGAATGCTAGGCGTCAAGCTACATATGCTAAAGAAAATTTTAGTTTTGATAAAATGAAGGAAAAATTAGGTTCAATTCTAGAAAGCAATGTAACAGAAGCACCAAAGCAGGTAGAATTAAAACTCCCTAAATTGAATCTTCCTAAACTCAATAAACAAGGACAAACAGATCTACCTAAATTAAATAAAGTATAAAATATGAATGCAGACAACTTAACTATATGTCCCAGATGTGGGAGTGATGCTTGTTACACTACTGAAGTGAATGATAAAATTACCAATTATTCTTGTTTTGGGTGTGGTTTTCAAAGTAATTCCTTAATGAAACAGGGAGAAGAATTCCTAAGTGAACAATTAGAATCTCTCCCTGAATTGTATAAAGACCTTTTATTTGAAGATGAAAATGGTCAAGGGTGGCTTCCTCAAACAATTAACCTCCCTGAGCAAGGTATGATTTTTGCAAATGGGGGAAATTCTGAAGATTGGAAATGGGCAGCTGTAAGAGCTGTAGAAGTTAAAGATGATGAAAAAACCAAATACCCAATCCCAGATAAAAAGGATGAATTCTATAAACATAGAATGGATATGACTACTATGGAGATGTTTGAAGAAAGAGATTTCATCGATGCATTAAGTTACATAGGAGTCTTACCAGAGTAATTTGGAATCCTGAAATATAATTCGTATATTAAAATCATATGAAAATAAGTTACGCAATTACAGTTTGTAATGAAATTGTAGAAATCCAAAAACTAATAAATTCCCTTGTTAGTAACATAAGAGATGAGGATGAAATAGTGGTATTATTTGATTCTACTAACGGTACTAAAGAAGTTAAAAAGTATCTAAAAGTAGCTTCAGCTAGTGGAAAATTTACTTGGTTTAGTTATGAATTTGATAGTCATTTTGCTAATATGAAAAACCGATTAACTGAAGAGTGCAGTGGGGATTATATTTTCCAAATTGATGCTGATGAAGTACCTAATAAAACCCTAATTAACCATCTCCCAGAAGTACTAGAACTAAATAATGTTGAAGTACTTAGGGTATCTAGAGTTAATACTGTAGAGGGTTTAACTAAAGAACATATTGATAAGTGGGGGTGGGTAGTAAGTGATGGTGGGAAAGTAAATTGGCCTGACCCACAGTGGAGAATTTATAAAAACGATCCTAAAATTAGATGGAAAAATAAAGTCCATGAAGTATTAGATGGGTATACTACTAAAGCTGATTTACCATATCTTGAGGAGTGGGCTTTATATCACCCAAAAACAATAGAAAGACAAGTTAAGCAAAACGAATTATATAGTAAATTATGAAAAAAATCTACATTACAGGTTGTGCCAAATCTGGGACTACTTTGGTTAGAAGATTATTTAATGCTTTTGAAGATTTAAAAGTATACAACTATGGAGAAATCATCCCTATGGATTTTATTAAATCTGATTATGATGTTGGAAAAAGATTTTCCTCAATCTTTTCAGGAAAAGTTAATGACTCTTTAGTTCAACAACAATTATCAATGTTTAAGGATATTACAATAATAGATGTTTTGAGGAATAAGGAAGATGTTTTAAAATCTGACAATGGGTATGTTAGTGAGAATAGATATAATACTTGTTTAAAACAACGTGAACAATATGGCCATTTAATTGATTATACTATTATATATGAAAATCTACTATCAGATCCTGACCAAATCCAAAAGGAAATATCGGAGTTATTAGGGTTAAAAACTGAACATAAGTGGAGTGATTATCCTAAATTTATAGATATTACCCAAGAAAAACCAATTACCCATAAAGGAATATATAAATTACGCCCAATAGGAGCTCCTAAAAATTAAGTCTTATATATGAAAAATCAATTAAATTATTGGGATAATTTTTACCAAAATGAAAAACCCCCATCCCCCCCAAGTTCATTCAGCAAATATGTTATACCTTATATTAAAGATACCCATAAAACTTTATTAGATATTGGGTGTGGTAATGGTAGAGACAGTTTATTTTTTGAAAATAATGGATTTGATGTGATAAGCATTGATAGTTCTAAATCCCCAAAGTTTTTAGGTGATTCTAATAACTTTTTCAAAGTTGATATTAATGATATAAATTTTAAAGTAGATATTTATTATGCTAGATTTTTTATACATGCTATTAAAGAAAAAACCCTGGATTCTTTTATTGAAAATTTGTATAAATTAATGTCTAAAAAATCAAAATTTATATTTGAAACAAGATCAACAAAAGGTATAACTAATTTAGAAAAAAAAGAAACTAACTTCAAATCTAGTATAGGAGAAAAACATTTTAGAATGTTATATTCAATTGATTATCTTAGAAATAAGTTTGAAAAAAAATTTAAAATTGATCATTTAATGGAAATAAATGATGTAGCTAAATATAAAACTGATAATCCCTATGTTATAAGGGGTATTATCTCTAAAAAATAAGTACAAATGGCCGGGCCCAATATAGCAAAAGAAATAAATAGTGAAAGTTTAATTAAAACCTGTAAATTATTAGATAATATTACAAATGAATATACTGTATTTTTTGGAACTATGTTAGGATTACATAGAGAAGGAGATATTATTGATGGAGATGATGATTGTGATTTTTTAGTTCCCTCAAAATTATATAATAAAATTAAAAATTTATTTTTATCTAATGGTTACATAGTATCAAATTTTGATGTGAAAGACCATTTTACTCAATTTAAATCTAAAATTGGAGATACTGAGGTTTTAGTAGATTTTTATTATTATTTTGATTATGATGAAGAATTTATAATAGATAAATGGAATTTTTATGGTCAACCTTTTAATAAACAAAAATGGATGCTCATCCCTAAAAAATATTTATTTGACTTTAAAAAAATAAAATATAAAAATTCACTAATCCCCCTACCAAAAGACCCTGAATATCTATGCCAGTACCTATATGGAGAAAGATATAAAGAAAAACTTATTAAATCTGTTGATTACCAGATGATGATAGTAAATAATAAACCTAAAATAGTATACAAATGGGAGAAAAATTAATAATTTATATAGTTTCATATGAACGTATGGGTTATACAATAGGAACTATCAAATCAATATTCTCAGTCGCTCCTAAAAATTCCCAAATTATAGTTTGTGATAATGGTTCTACAGATGGAACAAGAGAATGGCTTGAAGAAAATCAAGATAAATATAATTTAGGATT